GTGCCAGGTACGGGGTGGGGAAATAATAATCCCCAAAAGTGTGCGGCTATAAGGAAGCCTTAGTTCGCACGGCTACGCGTTCTCTTTCTGGCCCCCACAGGGGGCAACCAGGAGGTGTGGAGTCCCCGAAGTAGGGCGGCTCCTAACGCAACCGATACGTCTATCGACGTTCCATCTACACAGACCCAAGGGCCAAGACTAGGCCAGGAGGTAACAACTCTCGTACCAAACTGTGTGTCAACCTGCTCGCCGTTGCTAGTGGCGGGGTCAGGCACAGTGTTTAACGAAGGCTCTACCAGTACACGGGGGTTCGACGGGAAGGCTCGGTTGCCCAATAAAGGCACAACCGGGGGCCTAAATCCGCTTTTCCCCGATGCGTGATAATGCCAACGAAGGTACCTATCATAGTCTGCAAGGGACCGGGGCCGGGCCTCGAAGGCCACGGTTTTCACTTTGTACCCGATGTGGGTACGCAGCAGCCGGGTTTCTCCCCTGAGATAGACAGGCGAAGGACACGCTTCATCCCATGATAGGATTACACCATCATTACCCTCTCCATACGGTATACCGCAGGAGAGATACCCCTCGCCCAAGTGTGAAAGGACCCACACAAGGACAGGGAAAATCCTGCCATCCCGCGCACCAGGCATCGAAGCCCAACGCGTGAGATTATTGGCCAGGAGGATGATGGACGCTGGAGTATCCAGCGGCGTATCAACGTAGAGAGGAGTCACATCCACCCCATCCAACCAGTGCGTGCCGCAAGATTCGCGGAAAAGACGACCGGTTGTATTAAAGTGCGACTTATCCGCATTTATGCGGAACCCACAATGCTCGAAAACTTCAATGAGCAGAGGGACTGCCAAAGCAGGCAGAATTATGTCGTCACCATAGACAGTTACGTCGGGGTGGATACCTAAGTAGACACAGCACGAATGCGAGAGCGCGTAGAATAACAGCGACTCAAGCTCGAACGTGTAGCCATTCCCCATTGCGGAGAACAACTCGTTCTCGTGGAGGTCTTTACCAACCATTGTGTATGGGCAACGCAGTGCATCAAGCACCGCATACCACCGCCAATCTAGCTCTCTGTGGGGTTGAGAACCCAGGACAGAGTATACCAGACCGCAAGTGACGGATTGGCTTGCGCTTTTCACGTCAACAGTGGCCAAAGTCCCATGGATACTGCCCAGCCGGGCACGTTCCTGGTTGATTGACTGGTCGTTTAGGTTTATTCCAAAACCAAGTAAACGACTCCGCATCATCCGTCCAACTGAAAGCTGGAGGACGACATTGACTTCGGGAGGGACCCCGATGCCGCGGTCAGTCAGAGCGTTCTTAGTAACGCTATCCCACCGGTCCCACTCACATACTTGCAGTGAGTTTGCCAGGTCAATGCAGCGGATGCTGCTGGCTGTGCCTCCCATCTCAGAGACCCAGAAGGGCTCACGAGAGAGGAGTTCCATGCCAAGACCGTAGGCACGGGCGGTGACAGAGGGTCTCCGCATTGTAAGCTTCTTGTCGACGGACGCCTCTTGGCGTTTCATGAACAAGGTGCTGTGCGGGCCAAAACGCCACCCGTTGCAGAACTCCCGTTCGTCAAACCGTCCGAGAATCTCAGTAGCTTTCTTTCGACTCAGATTGAGAATCTGAGCTATAGCCCCCGCAGGGGGCCTACTGAGCAGACGGTCATTCGTTTGGGCGTTGACCGCTTCGTCCTCGTAAAAGGAACGGAGAGCGGCTTCTCTGGTGTTGATACCTAGCTTAAACCCCGGGTACTTCCTCAGAGCCTCCCGAAGGAGGTAGAGATCCCGGAAGTTGTCGGCTTGCACGTCAGGAAAAGGACGCCTGACAATGGAATCGGCCTCACACTCAGAACTCGAGACAGGTATGTCAAGAGCGTGAGCTATACGCCGAAATTGTGCAATAGGATCAACAGGGCAGTAGTCCCACCGACGATCGGTATAGCGGACCATGGACGAGTCCTCATCATATCAAGCACACGATGTGCTATTGAGACGGTGCAGAGCGGGCACGCTTCC